GTTGTGGTGAACCATCCTCTTCGCGTTGTACCTGATACGTGATCGCACCATTGAACCGCTCAAACTCGATCAGTGCTTTGGCTACGGTCACGCCATCCCGCAGAAACTTGGCAACGTTGTTCAGTCTCTTACGGATCATTTCTTTCTGTTTCTTATCTTCGTCATTGGGATCGGTCTTTGCCTTCAAGACTTCGAGTTTGTCTGAAAGCATCGAACCAACATCCGTCGCCATCGCAGCGTCAAGATAGAAGGACGAATTGATGACCGTCTTGCCTTCCTTGTAGCTGTAGCTATCCCAATGCTGGCGATTGCCGTCATCGATGACAGTACCTTTCGGAGCTTTGGTTCCGGGAACGGGCAGACGAATGATCTCGTCTTTAGACCATGCACCACCTTTCCAGTTCCGCGTATCCGTATTCATGAACACGCGGCCGGCAACGTCATCCAAGCATATCAAACAAGCCAGTTTGACGTCATCGATAGCATCCAAGAAAACATTGACGTGTTCACTGAACACTTTAGGAAGTTTGGCGCCGTAGTTGGTAGCATCGGCTTTGACGCGGTGTGCCGCTTCAATATCCATGAGCGGTGTCACGTCTTCGCCTACCTCGCCACCCTTGCGAGCCTTCAGAGCATCCAACACGGCTTGCTCTTTCTGCTCGTCATCCATACCGACCAACTCAAGACCATTGATTGTCGCAACAATCTCGTCAGTGGATAGGCCCAATTCCTCGTCTGCCCAATCCTTGTAAGTCAGATTGAAGTAGGCGGCGAGTACCGGAACGCGGGTTAGTGTCGTGCCTTCTTCCACATCGATATCGGGAAAGTCAGCAGAGGCATTGAACCCGATTTCCATATTGGTCTTTGTAGACATAGCGTAGTCCTTTCCTGTTTTCCGATAGTCCATCGCTAGGGCACGGTTAGAGTTTATTTGTTTCGCGCTTCGAAGATTTTACTAGCCATGCGATAACGCAAAGTTTCAACCGTATCCCGCAATTCCTCTAGATCGTCCATATACTCATAGTCCGGTGGAACTGCGTCCATTGCACTAGATGCTACTCGACCAATGCAGCATGTAGATATGTATTCAACCTCTTTTGGGCTTAACTCGATTGTTATAGTGACGGTAGGCCAAGACTTAAGCATATGTGTATCCTTTCCCAAGTGTGCCCTAGGGAAGGACTATCGGAAGGTTGTAGGCTTCGCGGCCGCTGGCCCCATGGCCGGCTATGTCCGCTAACCGTTGTCAAACAACAGGACCGTTTAGACAGTCTCTTTTTAACCAATGCGTATCTTGCATTATGATTATGGCAGCATTAAGGCGATCACGAAAGCGTGATATGCATGTTTATACGAAATTTACAACATACAAATATAAAATCGGTATAAATGTGGTATAAAATTCACGTAAATACGTGCATTTATTTGGTTAGTGTTTACGCACCAAACAAGAACTAAAACCTGGTGTTTTGCCATATAGCTTCGCACAATCAAGGTATACACAAATAAATATAAATAAATATATGTCTTGACAGGTTATTTAGACTTCAAGGAGACGAAGTGTTAATAAACAGTAGTTCCCGCTTTGTTCTCTCAAACAGACATGCTAGTATTAAGGGGTAGGGAATTTAACAGTGGAGATGGGAAATGAAAGATGCACCAGACTATTTCATCGGAAAAACTATCTCGAAAATTCAATCAGGGATAGAGCGCAACACAAGATTTTATTGCGCTTTGTTTGAATTTACAGATGGCTCTAGCTTTTGGTTCAGGACCGAGGAAAAGATTATCTTCGAATTTATCGAAGGGAATGAAATACAATGAGTGAACACAAGCCTAGACGCGGAGATAAGTTCTACGATCAGACACGTATGCCCGATCAACCCAACGGATTTATCCTGGATATTGATTGGGAAGAAAAGGAAGTGACGGTGCAGTTCCATGATGAGAATAAGTCATGGAAACACTATTCATTTGATGAGATAGAAAACTACTATGACGGTGCATCGTTTGGTGGGGGCTATTTCATCTATGAAAGAGTTTCGGAACTCCACTAAGTAAGTCTGGGTTGTTTGCGGTTGGTGTACCGAGTTGTACGTGGTATCATCTTAATAGGGCAAAGCAAGCAATGGAGATTGGGAATGGGAAAGAGAAACAGACAGAAGGCAGCTCGTAATGGCCATATGAAACGGTTCTCGGCGAATATGGTCAATGCAGGCAAAGCAGCTAACAAGCTGATCTTAGGTGAGTACAATGCCCGAGCTAGGACATTGACCACCCCGCCTGATAAGGCAAACTACTCCGATAACGAGGAGTATTATCGTGAGCGGAGGATATTGGAGCTTAAGCCCATGGATGTTGTCTTGGGCAAGTTAAAGGAATTATGGGTTACTGATTTCTGGCAAGGGTACGATACATTCAATCGTATCTGTCACATTAATACGCCTGATCGGAAATTGTTTTTGTTCTTCTCTGGGCCTAGATGGTTCTGGGTGCAGGAGACCTCTGAAAGGCGTAGGAATAACAACCCTGCTATTTTGGAGGTTAAACGATCTATAATCTACCCGGACAGGGAGATTGCGATGAAGAAGTACTACCATGCTTCCATATGCTGGATTGAGAAAAAGCATGTAGGCTCCCAACTCTGTGAACAGAGCCCTGCGCCTAAGCTCCATCTTGAAAGAATAAAGGTTATCTGAGGAGAAGCCTTTCGACGCGCTGCACCGGAGGGACCCCTCGACATCCCACTCTCCGGTGCTAGGCAGCCTCAGATAACGGTGGGGGCGGATGTTTCCTGGCCGTTACGTCTGCCCCCATTCGTTATATTCAGTTCCAGCTAGGTAGTTCCCCCTCCCCATCCCCAACCTAGCTGTGAAGTGGAGGCCAGGTATCCATTAGTTTGGGTGCCTGGCCTCTCTCTATTCAGACAGCTACTGGCTGCTAAGCTTCGCGCTTAAACAGCAGTAGCCTAGCTGCCTCTGGTCAGGCCAACGGGCCGCATGCACCCCGAAGCGCAGAGGCAGCGCCCCTAGTTTCATTTGGTGATTGCAGATAGTACTGAGGTCATTCCTAGTATGACAAAGCATACGCGGTAATAGTGCACGAGGCCCCGAAAATATTCCATTGGATAAGTAAGGGCATGCTTTCTGCAATCACCAGTACTTAAAGAAAAGGAGAACTGCAATGAGTAGAACCGCTCTACCTGCCGCACAAGCTCTCTTTCCAGAAGAAAGAGAACTCCGCTACAAGTGGGGTTTTGATCCCAAAGATAACTCTCTTAAGTTGAACATTTACTACAAAGACGACGACACTTTCGTAATCGCCTTTACATTTGACAAAGAAGAAGAAAGGCTTTTACGTCTGTTACTCGTAAACAACAAGGAGTTGGCATGATCATTGAATGTGCCTGTGGACGTTTAGAAAGTAGGCACGATACTTCTAGTCATCGTATTAAAGGATTGTGCCATAGATGCAGGGCTGAGAAGTTAGCCCGGATTATGTATTTATCTCGCAGATACCCGACTGTATTTGCGCCGATATTACGGCATGTAGGTAAAGGAAAGCTAGCTCGCGTGGCGAAAAGGTAAACGCGAGGGACTTAAAATCCCTTTTCTGTGGGTTCGAGTCCCACCGCGAGCACCAAGAGAGAGGAGAGGAGCATGAGGGACGTTGTATTGTTGTATGCCTGGCTACGAGAGATGTGGGGTAAGCACTTCATCCCCCTCAAGATGTACCGGCGCTGGAAACGGCAACGTGATAAGCTGAAGGCCGAACGCAAGGCTGAGATTCAGTTCTGGACTGATGTGCTCTGTCAGGCTGGTGAGAATGCTGTCCATGCAGGCGAGTTCTCTCGTAAGCAAGTGGACAATTGGTATCTCGTATTTGGGAATGCGGCCGGACTAGTTGGCCTCCTTCCCAAGAAGCTTGCTCTGACACGCAGAGACCAACGGGACTTGAAAGCCGCTATTGCTAAGCGCATCGGTCCTGAGGCTAGACAGGCTTTGAAAGAGAAGAAAGCAGACAAGACCAAGCGTCTGTCTGCCAAGCACATTCGATATACTTTCTTGCGTACGTTCCGTCAAGCTGCCTGAACTATTCAACCGCGCATAGCGCAAAGAGGAGAGGGACTATGAAGACACTTGGATTGATTGCCGAGCTAAACGCCAATGCCGAGATACCTGGCAAACAGCTCGAAGCAATCATGACTGCGTATCCTTCAGCCTGGGGATATGCAGCGCCACTGAAGAGTGGCAAGACTGGGCAAACAAGCCTGAAGATAGCTGCTACTCGGCTGCCTGAAGGATGGTCTGCCAAAGACATTCACGACATGAAGGCTCAGGCTGGTGGTATGCCGGAGATGATGGAAATATTCCAGAAATTCCCGGATAACGTGGATGAAGTCTGTCTGCAGCCGTTCCCAGTGTTGGAAGACGACGGAGGGAACGTGACTTTATGCCTGTTCATGGAAGGTGATTACGACATTTGGGCAGATGAAGCCGAGCCCAATTTGACTGGTGAGTATCGCTGTTACCGCGACAAGATTTGTCCGCTCATCGAAAAGGTGAGCAAGCTTTGTGGTGGCGATGTCTCTGCCATCGTCAAGGAACTTCAAGACCCTGCGTGGACGGATATCCTGCAAGGGACGTACGAGAACCGCGGCGTCATGTACTTCCTCGCCAACACCGGCGCGAACTATATGATCGAAGGGGGCAACGACAAGAGGAAGGACGAAGATTGGGGTGGTCTGTCCAATGAGGTGCCTGACATTCAGGTACATACGGATACCACCGTCGAGGAAGAGATTCCTGCACCGGCCGAGAAGCCTGAACTATCTCTGGCGGAGAAACGTAGACTTCGTCAGCAGAATGCAGATAAGGCTGCCGTCAAGACTATCGAAGGCGTACACGCTACAACAGCATCGCCGCGTCCTGTGATCCAGAAGAAAGATACTACACTAGCTGAGCAAGGCATTAAAGAGTCGTTGAATACTTCTACGGCAGCGCCGCCTAAGCTGCCAATGTTATTCACTCTCCCGAAGACTATTACCGACGTTGACGAAGCCAAGAAGTATTGGCAGACCAACTTCGGAACTTGTCCAGACATGTACAAGCGTAAGGATGACAAAGGGAATTGGGTCCCGAGTTATTCTGCGGGGTTTCCATACGAAAAGGCTGCGAAAGGTTCCATTATCCGTGAGAAGTTCAATCCGGATGGGAGCCTTAAGTCTGGTAGTAAGGGCTTCGCTGCACTGGATGCTGTTGCCACAGGTAAGGAACCTTCTGTACCCACAGCCAAGGGTCCTGATCCTGACGCCGCTCGATCCGCCCCGCCCTCGTCTAAGATTCCTGTAATGCCTACGGCTGTGAGGGACAAGATAATCACGGAGTTAGAGAAACTCGATCTCAAGTCTCGCCCCATCATGTCCAATGATGATGCCAAGAAAGCTGAAGAGAAGCATTCTACGCTCTTCGCTCAATTGAAGAATATGCCTGTCGAACATCTCTGGCGTATGTCCCATGATGAAATCGATAGGCTCAATCGTACATTCCCCGATTTCGGTAGCGTTTGGTTATTCTCCCTGCGGAACTACCAGATACAGAACTGGAAGACCGCCGAGGAACCTAAGAAAGAAGCAGGAACAGAACCTGCCCAAGTCCAGCCGGAGCTCACTCTGGCTCAGAAGCGTGCCGCTAGAAAGGCGGCTGCCGCATAACGGTACTGTAGAGTAGCGTTAGTAAATCCCCGGTGGACGACCCCTTAAATGGGACCCACCGGGGTTGTTCTAACCGTTAATGCGGAGCCTACTTCCATGTTCGGCATCACCCACAAGAAGACAATCCCCCAACTCGCTCAAGAAGCTCTGATACGCGATATGATCATGTCTGCTGCTGAGCGTAATAAGTTCACGCCAGACATTGCAGACTTAGAGCGATCAGAGTTCCAACGTGTCTTCATCTACAACGAAATGAAGTATGCGCACCGTTCCCATTGCTTTCTGCCTGAGACGTTGGCTGAAAGAGATGCTACGTGCTATACGGACAATTACTTCGTCATGCACAATAAGCGTCTAGGTAAAGCTAGCCAGGCGGTAGCAACCGACTCAGACCTCTGGCCGCATCCTGGTGGCGCTACTGCAGATAGGGCTAGGATACAGGGGGAATTGTATGTGGTGTGTTCCAGTCACATTTCTGTATTGGATACGTACCATCAAAACACCGTAGAATTCGAACGGAGAAGGGTCAGGATACTTCGTCCGTACCGCGACATGATTAGAGCCAAGGATGGTTTCCCTCTCAATGGACAGATATTAGAGTCTTTCAAGGCTAGAGGTATAGTGCACTCCATGCGTGGTTGTGCTACTATGGATGCATGGATGTACTTAGGCAGGCAGGAATACTGGGGAGGTTTACTGTCTAGTCTATTCTTCCCTGTTCGTATGTTCACCTCGCCTAATGAACAGTGGCTGCGAGAATACTATGCCTTCACCCCTAAGGAGTATGAGTGATGAGCCATCCTGGTCCTACTCTTCATGCACCTAACAGTCTCACTGCAAAGACCTGGCGTAAGTTAGTAGGCCAGGTCCGTATCCAAGCAAGATATAAGGAGGGTAAGCTTATATCTTGGTATGCGTATATTGATTACGGGGTTACTTCTAAGTGGTTTGGAAATTAGTACTTGACATTCTAGAAAATGTAGGTATAATGGTCGGACAGACCATATATACTATAGTCTATTAACCACTAGGTTAACCGGATGGTAGTTTAGTGGTAGTTATAAGGAGTCCCGCGATGAAGATACTTGAACAACATATTCCTTGTCCCATGTGTTCTAGTTCCGATGCTTATTGTATCTATTCGGATGGTCACGGCTATTGTTTCTCTTGCCGTAGACGTAGGAAGTATGCTAATATAGAAGAACCTATTATATTAAATAATAACAAGGAGCCTAAGTGGTAGACGATGGACCAGAGTTCACTTATGAATTTTACGGACGACGAGGCATTACGTCAGAGTGTTTTAGGCATTATGGCTGCCAGACTAAAATTAATAGAGAAGGAAAACCTATCTCCGTTGGGTATCATTATCCAAACGGGGCGGTTAAAATTAGAGATTTAGAAGGGAAGTCATTCCATTGGTTTGGTTCCCCGGTCCCCGGGCTATACGGCACAGACATATTCGCTTCAGGATCAAACAAATACTGTGTCGTCACGGAGGGAGAAGAAGATGCGCACTCGCTTTGGCAAGTTCTTCGCATTCCTGCAGTTTCTGTGCAGTCTAGTAGTACTGCTCGGAGGGACTGTGTGGCTAGCTTCGAATGGTTATCTGGGTTCGACCGCGTCTACATATGCTTCGACAACGACGGACCTGGTCGAGAGGCTCTCGCATCAGTTGCCAAGCTGTTCGATGTCAACCGCGTCTACGTCGTTAATCTCGCCCGAAAGGACGCTAACGACCACCTTCAACATGGTGAAGTAAACGAACTCCTGAACGTCTGGACTAACGCCAAGCGTTATAAGCCAGATAATATTATCTCCACCTTCGGGGAGTTCGAGGATGCACTATCCAAGGACACGTCTAAAGGGGTCCCTTATCCATGGCCCACCTTAACCGAGATGACTGGCGGGATACGTCAGTACGAGACTATCCTCGTCACTGCTCCGGAAGGAGTAGGTAAGACAGAGTGGATGAAGGCTGTTGAAGTTCAACTCTTAAGGGAGACAGATGACAATGTCGGCGCGATCTACATTGAGGAACCTAAAGAGTGGCACCTCCGCTCGCTTGTCGGTATTGAAAAAGGAGCACCCGTTCATCTTCCAGACCAAACCATTAGCGTACCTGAGCAAGTTGATACCCTCAAGAAACTTCTCAAGAGAGATGAGCGTCTTTTTCTGTACTCTCACTTTGGGAGCATTGATCCAGATGCTCTTCTGGACACAATTCGCTTTCTCGTGTCTGCCTGTCTTTGTCGGTATATCCTGTTGGATCATATCACCATGGCTGTTACAGGTCTTGCCGGGGAGGATGAAAGACGAGCCTTAGACTACCTCATGTCCCGCTTGGAGATGATGGTCAAAGAGCTGGGCTTCGCACTCATAGTGGTGAGCCACGTCAATGACTTTGGACAGACTCGTGGAAGTCGTGCTCCCGGAAAGCTGGCTGACATTCGCATTGATCTTTCTCGTGATGTACTTAACGCTGACCCTATTATTCAGTCTACGATCACTCAAACCATATCGAAACCTTGCCGTTTTACAGGTCGTAGTGGCTTCGCTGGCAGCATCACTTTCAATTCTTCTACTCGTAAGTTTACGGAAGTAGCTAACGATAACGCTGAATGGAAGGGAGTAGCAAATGGTTGATGTCATCATCATGAGAAACAAGAAGTCTGCGCTACTCTTTGCTCTCTCTAAGAGGGCTCAGATTGAGTTTGAGATTTCTTTTATGGATATCTACAAGAGAGACAATGGAGAGAAGTTCATCCTTCGTCCTCTTGGGGCTACAGATGACTTGAAGAAGAAGTTCATCGAGATGGGGCTAAGTGTCAAGGAGGAATGATGTGTCTCTCTAAATGGAACTTAAAGTTCTTTGACTCCGGGGAATGGCAAGTAATAGAGGAGAGACTCCGTGACCGCTTGGAACAGGGCATTGTGGACAATCCTGACCGTGGAAATCTATTTGCTGCGCTTGAAGCTGTTTCTCCTGAGAAGGTTAATGTGGTTATTCTCGGACAAGACCCGTATCCATCACAAGATATGGCTACGGGCATTGCGTTTAGCATTCCGGGTAATGCGGTTAACTATCCGCCGACGCTCCTTAACATCTTCAAAGAATACTCTCAGGACTTAGGGCTTCCGTTCCCCTCCTCCGGAAGTCTTAAGCCATGGGCTGCGCGAGGAGTCTTGCTTTGGAATGTAATTCCTACATGTCAAGCAGGACTCCCCGCGTCGCACAGAGACTGGTGGGAATGGTACTTCTTAACTCAGGAAATAGTGGAGAAATGTAATGAGCAAGGAGCTGTGGTTGTTTGTCTTGGCTCTTTCGCTAGGACTTTCGTCAACAATTATCCTTCTGATCGCTTATTCACGTTTTCTCACCCTTCTCCATTAGCTGCACTTAAAGGATCACGACCGTTCTTGGGTTCCAGACTCTTCTCCCAAGTGAATGCTAAGCTGGTAGAGTTAGGCCAAGACCCGATTGATTGGCGTCTTCCTTAACGCGAACGCAGAGAGCGTTCACAAGACGCGGAGGAGATTACCATGAAAGAGGGAACCAAATGTAAATCCTGGACCACAAAGGAAATTGATGAAGTCCTTGAATTAAGGCGTTTGGGCTACACTGCCAAAGATATTGCAGAAGAACTAGAAAGAAATGTAGGTTCAGTAATTGGTATGTTTAATCGGTTAGGGAAAGGACATCCGCACCCTATTAAAGGAAGTCGACATGAACCTTAAACAGAAGATGGAGGACATTTGGAATAGATTCCCTTGTGTATGGCCTTTGCACATTGTTAGCTGGTCTGAAGATAAATCAGGAATAAGCACAAGATGGGCTCATTTAAAAGTTATCGCGGGTCTTTGGGCAAGAAGATCACAGCATCTTTCTTTTCCTAAATTCAGAGCAAGATTGAGGTGGCCAAATGGAACCAAGACTCGCGATAAATAACGATCAAGGGCCTGGTCCTCCTAACCATGTAAAGGACTGGATAACGCCTTTACCTGTCGGTACAAGGTTCTTGTGTATGGACAACATCACAAAGAATGTATTGGAGTTAGAAGTATTAGCGAGGAGTACTGGCAAATACGTGAAGCTTATTGATCACGGGGATAACAGTGTTTGCTGGCATATACCCGACCTCTTCTGTTTTCAGAAGACTTTCTTAGACCTATTGGAGTAGTGCATGGGAAGCGTAGTTGATTTTAATACTTTTAACACTTTGTCTTTATTGAGAAATTCAGTTAAGTGGTTTAAGGAACACAACAAAGACGGGATGTTTGATCCTGCCATTAAGGTTGAAGAAGGAGCTTACCAAGAGTATCTGAGGGCCGCCAGACAATGACGGGAGGTTGGTATGTTGAAGGGACTTGTAATAGGAGTTCTTTTACTCTTGACAATGGGGGAAGGCAATGCGCATAACCGACCACGAGATAACGTTACTAGCAATAGTTGGTCTACTGGCTTCAATTGGTCTGTACAACCAACTATACGACATAGCAACTCAACCGCCCGTAATAGAAGATTGTCCCGTCGCAGACAGTTATCTACTCGACGAACGACCGTTCCCGTTCTTACCGCAGGGTCGGGAGACTTGGTTACTGTCCCCACAGCCGCTGGAATACCAATCACCGTGGAAAGAAAATTAGTACCGAACTTCCAAGGATTTGTTGACGACTTAGTGAAAATAGGTTATACTCCTAAACACATCGGTTGTTGGGCTCCTGTAGGAACTCACGTCTCGAACTCTAACCACTACCATGGAGGCGCCTGTGACTTTGATCAAACGGGATGGGGACGAACTAGTCCGACAATGTACCATGTCTCTGCGTTGGCGGAGAAGTGGGGACTTAGAGATGGTTGTAGTTTCAGACGACCTGACTGCGGCCATGTCGATGATGGATCCAACATCGGATGGAAGCATCCGAATAACCTTATCGCCCGTTACGTTGAGTTTCAGACGACCCCAGTCATCAGACAAAGTCTTCGAATTCAACAAACCCAAGCGCCGATAGATAACTTTGAGGAGTGAACCATGAACGTATCCCAGTACGTCCTTGATCGTAGAGCTAACCCGGAGTTGATGGATGAACGAGACCGAGAGAGACTTGCAAGAGCTGAGGCTAAGCGCGTACGTAAGCGATCCAAGTCACGGAGGTAAGGTTACTTGTCATAAGTGTAATGGGTTTATTCAAGAGAAAGACTTGTTCACCTTTGGTCCTCCTGCAGAATTAGACTTTGGCAGTACTAGTTGGTATTTCCACAAGGATTGCTTCAACCCTTATGAACACTATTACGGATTAGATCGGCCTATTGATTGAAGTGTGTAATTGACATTGAGACAGATAAATTACACGACCCAACACAGATTTGGGTTGTCGTCTGTAAAGATATTGATACAGGCCAGTACCATATATTTAGGAACCTAACTACAGATGCAGAAGCTAAGAAACGCTTTATCGAATTTAGTGACGGTGTCACTCTTTGGATTGGTCATAACATTCTTGAGTTTGATTTTCCTGTCCTCGTTAATCTTTTGGGTTGGTCTTTACCTAGAATTGACTGGACAATTGATACTCTGGTTATCTCTCGTTTAGTTAATTACTCTCGTGAGTACGGACACTCCTTAGCATCTTATGGGGTAGAGTTTGAACTAGCTAAGATCTGGTTTAGCGACTTCACACACTGGTCTCAAGAGATGGAGGACTACTGTGTACGGGACGTTGATCTGGGCCATAAAGTTTATCTACATTTTCTGGATTACATTATGGATCCTGCTTGGCTTCCAAGCATTACACTGGAGAATAAATTCCAGGTTATTCTTAATAGTGTACACGACCATGGCTTTGCTTTTAATTCTTCTGAGGCTACTGTTCTTCTGAACCAGGTCAAAGGAGAGTTAGATGGGTTGGACACAGAGATTAAAGAGGTCTTCAGACCGAAACCGAAGCCTATACGAGAAGTACATCCAAAACTTACCAAATACGGCACTCTTAATCGAAGTGATTTCAGGTTCGTTAAAGATGGTGATTTATCAGAATACAACGGTGGTCCTTTTACCCGACTCGTTTACGAACCGTTTAATCCTGCATCTCCTAAGCAGGTTATTGAAGTACTCAATCAAGCAGGCTGGTCTCCGACAGACAAGACTGACACACACATCAAGACACTACGCGAATTGGCGAAGTGTAAGAGATCACGAACTGAAGAAAAAGATCTTGACATAGCAGAATTATCTGCTAAACTAATCAAGTTTCAGAAGTACGGTTGGAAAGTCAACGAAAATAATCTCGCGAGTTTGATTGATAAGAACAGATGCCTTTTAAAACTTCAGAACGACGAAGAGAATATTATCGTAAATACGATAAAAGACCTGAACGTCGTTTACAAAAGAATGCGTACCGTAGAGAACGTTACAGAACAAACGAAGAGTTCCGTAATAAGCTTAAATCCGCAGCACTTGCTGCACACTATAAAAATCCAAGAGCATCTAAAGACCGACAGCTCAGGAAAAATTATAGAATTTCTATTGAAGATTTTGAACAGATGTCTTCTGAACAACAAGGATGTTGCAAGATTTGTGGAGAACGAAAAGAACTTGTGGTTGATCATTGTCACGCCACAGGCAATGTTCGTGGACTTCTCTGCAAGTTATGTAATGGATACCTTGGATGGTTTGAAAGATTTGAAGGATCAGCTAAAGAATACCTTTTACGAAGCCCCTCCTCCTGCCCGCTTGATTGCCAAGCGTATCCTCCGTGAGTCCAGGCGTCGTACACTGACCGAATGGCTTTCTCTCCTTTCCCCAGACGGTCGTATCCATGCAGAGTTTGCTGGTATCGGCGCTTGGACCATGAGGATGGCGCATAGGGCTCCTAACCTAGCTAACATTCCTTTAGAGTTTGATAACGCTACAGGACAAGTTAAATATTTAGGTAAAGAATTACGATCTCTATGGGTTGCAGGAAAGGGAAGATTACTTTTAGGTGTAGACGCAGATAGTATTCAATTCAGAGTGGCTGCGCATTATATCAACGACCCTAAGTTAACTGAAAGAATTGTTAATGGACGAAAAGCCGATAAGACCGACACACATTCCTTTAATAAAACCCTCTTTGGACCTGTCTGCAAGACCAGACAAGCAGCCAAGCAATTCCTCTTCTCTACATTCCTTGGTGCAGGCATTGGCAAGCTTGCGGAAATTCTGGATAGCTCAAGATACGAAGCAGAGAAGGCTCTCGCTCTCTTGCTCCGGGAATATCCTGGGATTGATTACGTTAAGCGAAAGGTCGCTCCAAGTGACGCTAAGCAAGGATATTTTATCGGCCTCGACGGACGACGAGTTCCAATTCCAGGAAATACAATTGACGAACGAAAGCACCTTGCCCCCAGCGGATACCTCCAATGTGGAGAGGCAATCATCATCAAACTTGCTGCTACCCACTTCGCACCCCGACTCGATAAACTACAAAGCTTTTTAGTTGATATTATTCATGATGAGTACCAGATAGAAGTACCAAATAAAGAGATTGGTTTGGAAGTTGCACAGATAGTCGCAGACTCAATCAAGTGGGCAGGTGAGGAATTGAAACTCAACTGTCCGATGGCAGGGAGCTACTGGAATGATGATCGTCAAGACTATACAATGGGCGCGAACTGGTATCTCACACATTGAGTCTGTCCGTAGGCAGTACTTCAAGTTCTCTTGTCTCAGAAAACGGAGGTATAAGAGTTTTAAGCAAGCTGCAGCAGTATCAAAGCATCTGTACGCTTCAGCAGGAATAAACATCTACGTCTACCGTTGTGCTAACTGTGAGGGTTATCACGTAACAAGAAGGAAGTAAGAATGAAGATTGCAGACCAGTTGAGTGAAGACCTGTGCATTTATGGGCACGCATTCTGTACGAAGATTGATGAACCTGATCTATTCATGATCGAACGTATTCCGCCAATGATTATACTCGGAGGTTATTATGTCTAAATATGAAGTTGAGTTGTCTGGTTCTGTAGTGGTTGACGCACCGACTGAGGTAGATGCTGAAGACCTGGCTATGAACCTGATCCACGGTGATATTTCCACCTGGGCAGAGACTAATGCTGATATTGAATTTAATGTTGATGATGTTAAGGAGATTGATTAATTGCCTAGCGAGAAGATGACGTTTAAGGGTAAGGTCAAGTGGTGTCGCCCAGACCAGACGAACGAGTGGGGCAAGTTCTCCACTCGTTTTTACCCGGTAGCCGAAGACCTGGAACGCATGAAGAAGCTTCCGGTTAAGAACGAATGGAAATCAGATGAAGATGGAGATTTTACCAATATCTCTTGCCCAGAGTCCCGTGAATACCGTGGGAGAAAGATCATTAACCGGATCACTCTCACCGACAAGGACGACAAGCCTTACTACACAGACCTCAACGGATTTATCGGAGATGGATCTGATGTTGAGTTGGGTGCCGACTTCTACGACCATCCTATTAAAGGAAGTATGCGTAGAGGAAACGCCATTAAGTGGACTTCGTTAAAGATATTAAACTTAGCTCCTGCCTACAATCCTGATCAAGAACTTAATTCTCGACCAGATTGGGGGGAGAAGCCAATGCCTGTTACTTATGCTTAACATCCCTTCGGGGACCTGATTTGATTAGCCCCTTTAATCTGGTAACCCGCAGACAAGTAGGGCAGTGGCCTACATAAAGGGGCTTTTCATTAACATCTAGGAGGACTTCTTCCATCATGAAAAAGAAGAAGAAATCCCACAGAGAGGACTTTGTTATGGGCAGGAAGAACCGAGTTAAGAATTCACTGGTCGTGGGGGCTGACGAAGCCTTCTTCGTAGTCACCATGGACAACGGCAAGGCAAGTCCTGCCCTCTCAGCCAAACAGGAGATCTTGGATTGGCTGGATGAACATTTCGTTAATACCGATAACGCCGTGAGTCAAATCTCGGTGAAGAGGAAGAAGAGGAAGTCGGCCCTCCTACGCGAAGCGGAGCGGAACAGCGAGATTGCTGTTCTCGAAAAAAGGCTAGATTTCCTCAAGTCACAGCCTTCTGTCCAAACTGATGGTAAGGAGGCTCTCTGATCCCGCCAAGTACCTGTCTGGCTGTCTACCAGATGCGAGGGAAAGCGGACCGCACGACTCGCTATGCGGAGTATCTAAGGTAGCAATACCAAGTGAGATAGAATGGGCACTATGAATGAGTCTCCGGTGACAGACGTGATCAGTCGCTTCTGTAATAGAAAGTCCCAGTCGAGGGTAGCCGTCTCCTTAAGTGGTTCTTACGGCATATCGACATTGCTGGTCCATACAGCGATCTAGACAGATGCAAAGATGAATGACGTGTCCGCCATATTGATGCTGTACAAATCGATGTGGAAGCAGCAAACAGACCGTATGACGTCCGGTTCGACTCCGGTTAACAGAGGTGTAACTCATACGATGAGCCTTATAGTCGGTACAGATTAAGGCCAAGAGGCACGATACTGTCTAGGACTAGGGCTGGTACCTCGATGACGAGGACTAGGTATAACCTAAGTAGTTCCTGATTCCTAGGTTGCTTCGCAACCGTCGAAGCTTCCGAAGGAAGCAAGGGGAACGGATTCCTGAAAGTACGAGTGCACAGGAGGTTCGACTCCTCAGTCCCCAAAGGACACCGGCGGTGCATAGAAGGTAGGTCTCAGTTGTCCACCTTGCAGATGGTACTGAGCCATGACTAGTAGGGATGTGGGTTAACTGGCCAGTGTGAAAAGCTGGCATTGAGTGTGTATTCACTCTACTCTTGATCTGATCGTCTAGAGAAGTAGAGGTGGTAAATAAGTCTCTGTCATCACTGCCACCCCGAGTGATAAAGAAGCTCTATACAGGGCTGCCGCGTAAGACCGGACGCTAACACCTTGGGAACTAGGTGGCATACCTGACCGGCATTGGGTCCTCGCACTAAGGTTATCGTTATTTCTGATCCGTCTAGTCTAGGATGCTAGACAGAATGGATTATCAGGGACGCGAAGCTGTGAGTCGAAACAACGACACAGAGAGGTGACCAGACATGATCAGGAACCTTCTTCGCCCCATCAGACCTCCTTAAGTTGAACTCGGGGATGGGACCTCCGTCACGCTGCCAAACAACAATGGAGAGAAACCATGAACTGGTGGCAGACTCCTTATAACCCTCCGCCTCCTTCGTATTGGGGGCCTCAGCCGCAGATACCTTGTCCTCCTGGTGTTGATCCCATTAAAGTAATGGAGTTTATGGATCGAGTACAGCGCAGGGCACAGAAAGCAAAGGAAAAAGAGAAGAAGCCAGAAGAAAAGAAGACTGATCGCTGGAAAGATATCATTTGGTATTTTCAGGCAGCTACTGTATTATACTTCTTAAGCACTCCCATCGCTGCGTTACAGCATATAATAACACAGGTATTAAAATAAACACTTGAAGGACATATCTACGCTTATACGCGACGTCTACAAGGTACTGGAGGTACGGGATGGAACCTTCTGTGGAGAGACTGTTGATGTTTTATCCACGAGTATTGCTCAGCGCCTACTGCATCAATTGGGTGAGGGACCTGAAGGACGAAGAGCTACACTCCGATTGTCAGGAATGGGTCCTAAATGTCCTTGCGCTCTCTGGTACTCCATTAACAAGCCAGAACTTGCGGAGCGTTTACCTCCGTGGGTCCACGCTAAATTCTCGTTTGGACATATCTTGGAGGCGTTTGGGATAGCGCTCTGTAAAGCAGCGGGACACACAGTCACAGGAGAACAAGATGAACTCTGGGTGGACGGTGTGGCCGGCCATAGAGACTGTGTGGTGGATGGCTGTGTTGTGGATTTCAAGTCTTGTAGCAGTCGTTCTTTTGAGAAGTTCAAGAACAAATCTCTTGCTCATGATGATCTTTTTGGGTATCTGGATCAAATGGACGGGTATCTGGTGGGATCACTTAATGACCCTTTGGTCACAGTAAAGGACAAAGGGTACTTATTTGCCATTGATAAAACATTAGGACATATGTGCTTATATGAACACCGATTACGTGAAGACTCAATTCGAAAACGCATTAAACTCTTTAGAGAAATCGTTGCCCGAGATACACCTCCTGACTGCACGTGCGGAGTTATTAAAGATGGAGAGTCAGGAAATTATAAACTCGATACAAAAGCTTCATACTCTGACTTCAAGTACGCGTGCTTCCCTCACCTACGGACTTTCTTGTATTCAAATGGACCAAGATACTTAACTCAAGTCAAGCGGGAGCCTAAGGATGTCAGAGAGATCGACAGAGAAGGAAACACTATCTATTAACTTCGCAGGTACAATGCGTACCAACAATGAGTGTTTGGTGTCCGGGTTCATTGACGATATGAAGGAACTCTTAGAAGAGTGGCAGAAGATAGTACAGGTTACTAGTTTGACAATTTCAGTACATGATAATAGGAAGTTTGAGTTAGTTGAAGAAAAAGAAGACACGCAATAGATTTGAAGCTAAGATTGAAAGACAGTTAAAGCGTTCGAGAAGAGTATTCTCTTACGAGTCCGAGCGTATCCCTTACATACTAGCACGGCACTATGTCCCTGATTTCATCGTTACTACGTGTACGGGCAAAGTGTACATAGAATGTAAGGGATACCTTAGACCTGAAGACAAGTGTAAGATGATTGCTGTTAAAAAATATAACCCCCGATTGGATATCCGGATCGTATTCTACTCGCTTAATAAGAAATACATTAAGTGGGCAGAGCGTAATGGGTTCAGATACGCCGTAGGGACAATACCTCGTGAATGGCTAGAAGGAATGTAATATGACTACAAAGTTAGCTTGTTTTGGACTCGGTATCCTTTTTGGGGTAGGTGGATACTTAGGTATCCTTGACCTTACTGGACACCTTCATATGTATAACGATAAACTGTGGTGTGTCTGGTAAAGTGTTATGGTGAAGAAGCACCACCCACAATCTCGTGCAGAACGCATTAGGTTAAAACTCATACATGAAAAGAAGGTACTCGAAGAAAGCCGCAGACTCTCAAAACAGAGGCGCGCAGGAAATGAAACCGATCCGGAAGGTATTGAAGGTTAAGGAACAATATCCTACTTTTGTTACTCCTGAGGCATTGCAAGATGCTTTGTTCACTTACTGGAATGCAATGAATGTCGTTGGCGACGATGACGAGGTCATTGTAAACCTTCCGAAGATCATCCCTGTAACTATAATAGTAAAGAAAGGAAAGCAGATACGGACTCGGTATCGTGTATTGAATGGCGAAAAAGAGAGTATATAAAAAGGGGGCCAAAGGTAGCGAATATGACGCATATCACGGAAAACCCCTCCAAAAGAAAAGACGCGCTGAGCGTAACGCAGCGAGGAATAAAGCACTTAAGAGTGGGGCTGTGCACAAGGGCGATGGAAAAGAAGTGGATCACCAAGGTTCTCACCGAAGAGGTTCCTTGGCGAACGTGCCAACTCGTGTTGTTAGCCGTGAGCAAAATAGATCTCGGCAGCCTAAGCGGAGTTAGTTTCTTTCATTAGTTAATTTCTAACGGAGGACGGAACTATGAAAGTTGCAGATCAAGTCGCCGAAGACATCAAGACAATGAACCCTGATGTCGAGACTGAATTGGTCAATGCCTTGGTCGACAGGGAAAAGGTCAAGCGTGTTGATGCCTTGGTCATCTGCTACGATAAGTGGCAGAAGCTCCGGGGAGAGATTCGGAAGGCTGAGAGACCCGACCAAGTTGCAACGGACAAAGAAGGCAAGGTTGTCTCTGAAACATTCTCCAAGAAAGCATTCGAAGCCTTAAAGACTCTTCGTGAGAAAGCGGAGAAGATTGAACGGGCTGTCGAAAAGGCACTGAAGGGAGATTGCGGCGATGCCTACAATATTGCGCAGGATAAGAGCGGCGGTGGAGACAAGGGTAAGGGCGGAACTGATACCTCTGCTCCTGAAGAAAGCGATTGATCGACATACCGGACGGGGGATGAATGTAGCGTGTGACTGCGAGTTCTGTGAGACAAAGAGACGCGTCACCCGAGAGATCGGGGATGCGCACTACTTGATGCGCACCTCTAAGATCGGTCCACAGTCCTGTTACGCATACCGAGAAGACCCATACGAATTTGGGAATTGGATCTGGCATCTACGCAGAAACGCTAGACGCCAAGCCAGAATAGAACTCAAACACCTCAAGGAGAAATAATGGAAAACCCTTTTGAACTTCCAGAGATTCCTGCTTCACTGAAACGTGCTCCTCATGAAGTAGAGCTCATCCCCGATATCCCAGTTGAGATCGAGAGGCAGTTCGTGACTATCGAGGAAGAGGGAGGTAATCCTGTTCCCGTGAAGGAGTGATTGATGCTTTGTTATCTTTCTAATGAAGATGGAAGAGCCCGCAGTCAAATGTGGGCTTCTCTTATTCCTGGATACCAGGAAGCTGATCGAAGAAACAAGAAGAAACTAAAGAAGGAATATCGTGAAATGAATTTCGGAGACTTGAAGTGTATTTCTTTTGACCCTTGCCCTGAGCAGGGTTGCATGCCGTGTAGCCCAAAGGTTGCACCAAGAAAAGGAAACGACAACATGTATGTCGAACAGAACATGACTGTGACTGAGAAGACCGCCGAGGATAGCCGGCGTACTCACTTCCTCAACGAGATCCGTTCAATCTTCTCCAAGAAGGACCGTGAGCTTCGTGAGAAGTTTGGTCTGGATCGTCCGAAGAGTCCGAAGACCCCGAAGGAGCTGGTCGAGTGGATCAAGGCTGGTGAATGGTCCTACGTCAAGGGCTATGATCCTTCGTCTGATGACGAGGATGAGTGGAACATCTACGAGGCCCCCATCTACGGTATCCGTTGGACCAAGGTGAAGGAAGACCGCAAGGGCTATGACAAGGCTCGTGAGATCCTTTGTGACGAACAGAGCAAGTTCGTCAACGAGATCTGGGCTGAAGTCGACCCGGCGAACTTCATCAAGATCCTGGAGAAGTTCGAGAAGAGCAAACTCCACTAATACCCCTTGTCTCGTAGCTCAACAGCAAGAGTCCCACATTGATGGATCGACGTGATTCGACGCGAAAGCGTGGGAGGTGAAGGTTAAAGTCCTTCCGAGACAAAAGAGAACCCCCGATGTCCTTGCGGATGTCGGGGGTTTTTTATTGTCTAAATACTATTTAAGTAGATTATTTAGGTTTAAAGGGTAATACGTCACCCTTACCTTTCTCTTGACTAAATAGTCTTTTCAAGAGTTCTTGAGACTCATCGAACTGTCGCATAGGATTATGTGGAGGCAGATTATCATTAGCAGGGTAAGGAGTGTTCATCGCTAATTGCGTATTACTCTGTAAACCACCTACCAGAGGTTCATCGTCTCCTTTAGGATAGTGTAATCTAAGATCACTCTTATTAGGATCTCTTGTTTCTATTTGATCCCAATCGTCCGGCATTCTAAGATTAGGATCATTTAATATCCAACCAGGTTTACTAGGATCTGGCGTATAGGGCCCAGACTCTTTCCCGCCCTCTCCATATTTATTAGAAGCAAACTTCTTGCCTAATTCTTTCTCGTCTAATCCATAAGTAGTGGTATGAGCATCAGGATGTCTGTCTAATCTGGACTGAGGAATACTCTCTAAGTAGTTATCTATCTCTTGCTCATTCATATCAGGATGCTTAAGCTTTATCGAGTCTCTGAATGTATTTTTAGGATCTAGTTTATGTGCTTTAGCACTCTCAGTTACCTCCGCCGGAGTCCCCCATTCACCTGGCTGTAAAGGTTTAAGAATAGGCATACTATTGTCATTAGACGCTAACTTAGCTTTCATTGTTGAATGAGAAGCTACGTCTCTCCAATACTGCTTATAGTCCTCTAAACCCTTCTCTCCTAAGTCTGCCTGTACTCTCGCAGACTCCATAGGAGTTATATGGTCATGGGCCTTATGGTAAGCTTCACCAGGCTGCATCCCATTCTTAATTAAGTCTTTCATATAAGCAAATTCATCAGCCTCATGCTTGTATATATACTGATCATACTCAGGTCTGATAGGAGCATCTTTATCAATTGCAATACCATACATATCCCCATCTTTATGTAGTGCAGAAGCAGCTAGAGGGACATCATGTTCTCTGTCTATTACAGGTGCTGGGCTAGGTGTACTAGGGGCTTGTTGTTTTGACGCACCAGCGGGCTTCCTAGGGGCTCCTACGGCACTGTCTTCAGGAGGTATCGGTCTTCCTAGAGACACATCAAATGGCGTCTCATATTGCTTACCGTCAGAAGCGCCAATCATTGTCTAGTAGCTTCCATCGCCTTAATCATATTATAGATCGTAGAGCCTTCAGGAGCACGCATACTCTGAAGGATATCGTATACAGATCGTGTAGGGTCTATATCGTGATTAGGATCACCCTTAGCCACCTCTGCAGCTCTCTTGAGTACTTGAGATAAAGTATTCAAGTCTGGTCTATTTACAGACTTGCCATTGGCAGTAAAAGAGAATGTTTGAGTAGAGTCGTTATAACTGGACTTAATCTCTGGACGTTGACCTAATGCTTGTGCTGCAGTACTAATCCTGTCGGAGGGTTCAGGAGGTGCTTCTTTCAAAGCATGATCTGTTAAGAGATATCTGACATTAGAACCCACCCAATTACGATAGTTCTCATATAATGCAGGATTCTCTTTAGCTCTTTTAGCAATACGGTCTACCATTCCTTCTGATGTAAAGGTGTTATAAACATACTCTGCGCCTAGGTTCTTTCCTCTGCCTGTACCTTCTTTAGCAAATGCCTGTAGAACATTAGCACTCTCAGGTCCAAAGGCTGAGTTGATTAATGCATCTGCACTCTCATTGGAGATTGCTTGAGGCCCTTTAGTCGCTACAGTTGCATATGTTTCTATTAAAGACTTATGAAGTTTACCGTCAGTTACGTTCTGTACGTGCAGGTCTTGTAAAGTCTGTGCAAAAGACTTACCTCCTTTTTCAGGAGGACTTGCAATTGCAGCAGTAGATGTGGCGTAATGGGCCATTAACTCGGGAGTTGCTTGACCTCCGAGTTGAATATCAAATGTATTGGCTAAACTAGGATCTATTTCCCTAAGTCCAGAGACAAAACTAATGGTATGCCCCCACTTAGGATCGTTATAGGCTTGTGAACCTGCCTGAAGATTACGTGCTTTAATTAGGTTCTTCAAAGACTCTGCAGTGGAGAAATCTCCTTTACCTAAAGCATCCATATAAGGTTGATATTGAGTCTCAATCTCTGCTTTAATAGTCTTCTGAATATCTTCTTCTTTCATATCTGGGAATGCATGTTGTAAATCAGCAGCACGTTCAGACATCATTCCTGGTATCTGCTGTTGTAAGAATGTTCTTAGCTTTACAGCATCTTCAGGTTTAACATCGCCTACGGCTTCACCACGTCTCATCTTGCCGAGAACATCTCCCATACGTGTATTAGTATCAGGATCTATATCTAGGTGCCCAGAGATCATATCTAATCTGTTAGTATAGTAATGGGCTGCAGATTCATTAACTCCCTGATCTTGGGCTCTTCCTTGTTTCTCTTTATCATATTGATCAGTAGCCTTTAAGAAGTTAACCTTCTTCTCGGCCATCTCTAAGGCATGATCTTCAGCTTGATTATGGAATAACCATTCAATAGCTTTAGGCCCCCACTTATCTGGGTCCTGCTGTACCTTCTGATAATAGAAGTTAGCGCCAGGATACTTACCACCAGCTTCTAATATTCTATTCTCTAATTTAGAGCCTTCACTCTTCTTATTAGCTTGGTAACTGTCTACATCTTGAATGACAGAACGTATATACTGATTAGCTGAGTCTCTGCCAGTAATACGCTTAAACTCTTCGTCTACATAAGACCTATAACCAGGGTACTTAGCCCTTACTTCTTTTGCCAAGGCATTAAGACGCGCGTCATAGTCTGTCTGTGACAGCTTGCCATTGGCGCGGGCGCTATCTAGTGTGTTTAGTGTATTGGGTAAGCCCTTGACGTCTCTAGGCGCATCTCGGCCTAGCGGATCAGGAGTATCTCTTCCCTGTAACGCTTGATCGGTAGAATGTAGACGTTCCATATACTGGTCACGTAAAGGATCTACCGCAGCATAAATAGTATTCTGAATACCCTTCTCATAGGCTGCGTTAATACCTTGAGCACCTTCACGTATAGCCGAACCGCCTTCATCTAGTGCCGTTCCAATAGCCTTTCCTTTGATCTCTCCAGAGATATCAGGCTTAGGTTCTTGAGTAGGCTTAGACCAGAAGTAAGGGTAGTCTTGAGTAGGTTGCGGACTAGGATTAAGAGGAGCCATTACTGATTTCTCTGTTTCATTTCTTGTACCTTATTATAGATATTCTGAGTACGTTGTTTATCTGCATCAGGGATGCTTCGATCATTAGTCGCAGACCAATTAATACGATCTACCATTGGTTGATTGTTTCTAACTGCCTGAGACATCGCTCTAGCCTTATCTGTTACTGGTATAGAGTCCAATAACCACGCGGCTCTCTTACCAAACTGTTGAGCTTGTGTAGGATTATTATCTGCTAGAGCTTGGAAGTACTTCTGCATTTCACCTGCGTATTCTTTAAAGGACTCTGCTTCTTGTGCCCTACGATCTTTAATCAATGAAGAAGTATCATATACCCTCGCCGCAGTCTCACTTGACAAACCAAGGATACTTGAGAAGATTGCATTCTCCGGTGAAGTAGGTTCTAGGTACGCTCCATTACGAGACATCCACTTACCTGTAGTAGCCCCCATATATGCTCTACGAGCATAACTCACCGTAGATATCTCAGAGAGGAATTGGACTGCATCTGAAGGAGTTAGGGTAAACTGCCCATCACCACGAAGCATAGAACCTAAAGCATGCCAGAGAGGTTTACTGTTCTCCAAGGTATTCCCCATTTCTGAATAGGCTGCACCGCCTAGAATAGACATCATAGTCTTATCACCTACTAAGGCTGAGTCCACTACATCTAAGTCTTTAGCTCCGAAAGACTCTCCCCAATTATGAAGAGGTAATCCCGTAACACTATGTTCAAGGATTGGAAGTAGACCTTCCATTACTGCTGTTGATGCGAAGTCATAACCTGGCACATACTCTGTGAGCCCTGGCACGTTTCCTTTATCAACTTGTGATCGTAATACAGTAGAGAGGCCAAATATGCCGCCAGCAGTAGGCACACCAAAGATACCCATATATCCAAAGAAGAGCCTTGCCTTTTCAGGTCCAGAGAGTCTTTTGCCAATCAGCAACTCCGCTAATCTGAGGTTATAGGAAGAGAACATAGCTCCAAAAGTCATCATACCTTTTTGGATAGAAGACGTAGAAGCTCTGCTCATGTTATGAGATAAGTCGTTAGCTCTGAGAAGTATCTGATCTAAGTCCGCATCCTTAAGAGGTCCAGTAGGGTGTAAGTCTCTGAACTCTTTAAAGGCAGTATACCAAGAAGCAGTCTTCAAGGATTTAACACCAGCTCGGAAAGGAGACATACCTGCGTCTAAGAACTTACCTGACTTATTCTCAATGATGTTATTAGCCATGGGATTATCCTTTAAGGCTAATTGATTTAAGTCTACATGGTTAAATCCAGAACGAAGTAACTCTTCATTAGCTTCTCGCCATTCACCAGGCTTCCATCCTGATTGTCCAGGAAACCTAAACTTAGAGGCTTTCTCATCTAGTGCTCGAAGAATATTCTCGTCTCGACTTAGTGAACTCCATCCATGAAGCATCGCCCCAAAGGCGCCTGAACCTGCGTATCTAGGCGCTATAAGAGCGCCATTGATGAAGGTAAAGGCGTGGATGAAGAATTGACGAGGGGAGAAGAACCCCATCTTCGTATTAAATATGATACTTCGTAAGAACCTAGGTGCATCGGATAGTGCAGATAGTTTCCATAAAGGTTCTAACTTGAGAGCCTTAGGTCCTAACTTCCCATAGAGAGAGTCAGAGATCTGTTGCTCCATGTTGCTGAGAAATGTATCAATCTTAGAAGGGACACCAATGAATGCTTTAATCTTCATAGCATCTGCCTCTAGTGCAGACTTGACAGCAAGTGGAGTTCCTATTTTAAACTTAGGATTATTAAAGAAAGCAAACGGAGCTTGTGCAATTATCCTTAAGGCTTGTTCAGAGTTCTTAGCTGATGGTACGTCTAGATACTCGATAGCACCTACAAGTTTACTTGCATCTGCAGCAGAAGGAACACTTGCTCCGAAGAGCCAATGGTTAACTGCTGAAGTCTTGTAGTCATCCATAAAGATACTATTTATGATTCGGCCTAAGCCTCTGTTCATCATAGGAATAGCATCTATATAATCGTCTTTCTCTAAGGTAAATAGCGGATTATATTTAGTACCTACGTCTCTAGCTCCGAAGAAGTCATAAGCATCTCTTTCGCCTGTATACTGAATAGCATTAGACCTAGCAGGGTTCCCTTGTTTAGTACCATCAATTAGACCCCCGCGCTCCTTATATCTATCTTCTAATGCAGACCTCCCGAGGTCCATAATCATCTTATCTTTAGGACGGTATTGAATAGGTTCCAGAGTGCTCAGACGAGGAGGGATCTTAGTACCGTCAGGTGCTTTAGACTCATCGAATGCTTCCCACATATCCTTGAAACCAGAAGGGAAACCTTCTCTATCGAAGAGCGCCTTAGCTCCTGCTTCATCGTTAGTAAGCTTATACTCTCGCATCTGATCTGCGATCTTAGCGAGTCTACGTCCTTCTTCTGCATTGTGAATACCAAAGAGATTCGTGTCTCCTGTATAGGCAAACCCATTCTTTAACTTATTAACTCTAGCTTGCGAAAGATAACCGTTGTATTCTTTCTCTAAATGGCCGCCTTCTGTCCTGCCTAATTGCTTACCCCAGGACAGTGGGCGGTCTTTTGCATTATAGCTCAAGACATACTCAACACGGTCCTTTTCAGAGATATCTCCAAAGCCCTTAAGTTGATGGAGATCAGTATCCCAGATCTGAAGAAGCTTGGCTTTACCAGTCTTCATATCCTGTTCGATCTCTTCTACTTCTTTCTTAGAGAAGTCATTAGCTTGGTGCACAGAGACTGCCATAGTATTCTTACTCTCGGCGCTACCTATTCTGGCAACAGACGTAGCTTTATTACGCGGGAACTTATCTACAACACGCCGAGCATTAAACCAAGGAGATCCTTTAAGAGACCCATCAGCTCCTTTAATCTGTGCTTGCCATTCCTGTGCTCCCCACCTAGCTTGATTACGAATGATGGAAGCTTCACGAAGCCAATAATCCATCTCCATATTAGCTCTGAACTCGAAGTAGGCTTCAGTCTCATGATCTGCAGGGATACGTCCGATGACCCTTTGAAACTGGTCGTCATACTCTCCGATACTGCGAAAGTAATACCCAGGCTTCTGTAAGTCTTTGTTATACATATCCTGCCCAGCCTTAAGCATACGATTAAGATCGTCTGCTTCAGACCTAGACAACTTCTGCATCTTCTCAGTACTATCCGCAGCTAGTTTATAGAATGCAGAAGGTCCTTCGGTAGCGATAAGTCTTGCAGCACGTTGGTCTGCAGACATAGATGCCTCTGGCGTGGATATCCATGAGGTAAACGCACGTATAGGTCCCCAGGGTGCTTGGCCTGCTTTAGTCTTTCCGTAGAACTGGCGGATAATAGGCTTAGTCTCATCTATAGGAATATCTTTGACAATATGGAAGCCTCCGCCTTGTTGCTCAATATACGAACCGCCCCATTCAGTATTTGGGTATCGTTTCCCAAACGCAGGTACCCAACGAGCTATACCTTTAGGAGTCTTAGTCTTAGAGAGCCCTTCCCAGCCAGGGATATTTAAAGAGACGTTAGCTTCTTTAGCCCAGGCCATTGCTTCTTGGACATCTTGAAACTGTTGTCCATCAGCCCTTGTAAGGATCATCTGGGCATACCAGTTGTTAGATGTCATGTCCCGGAGGAAACCCCTTACATCTGCAACGTGTGCTGATAACTCAGGATATAGGCGCTTAGATACTTCTAATACTTCGCGGACTGCATTCTCATCTTGAGAGATATCTGGAATACGGTCAATGCGTCGCTGACTCTTAAGTAGCCCCATAAACTTCGCATACTTAGAGTATAACAACTCATTGATACGGTTCTTTAAGTCTTGTCCGTGTAGTCCAGAGTCTATCTGCTGTAGCCTTCTAAAGGCTGAAGCAATAGGCTCTACAGCACGTTTAGTAGGGTTATTCTTGACAGTGCCTGTATCAACCTTCATGTCGTTGACAGTACTCTGTACAGCGGCTTCTGCTAAGTCTCCTTGAGCAGCTGGCTGTGTCTCATTAGGAAGTCTTTCAACTAATGGGCCTTCATCTCCCCAACGAGCTTCGTCATCAGAAATATTAACATCGGGTAAGAACTTACCAGTGCCTCCTACTTCTTTGGATACCTCGGCTAAATCTCTAGCTTGTTCAGTAATCTCTTTAGCTAATTTAACGTACTTAAGAGAAGTACCTGCAGCTCCTGCAAGCATTACACCAGTCCAGAAGTTATCCCAACCAGGACCTTCTTCTTGCTGTATATATTGCATGAAGTGTGCTTTTAATGTAGGGTTACCTTCTAGACTTTGAAGTATTGCATCGAGCTTAGGCTTAAAGCTATCTAGAGTAGGTTCAGCTAAGAGAGCATCTGCTTGAGCTTTAAGGTTATTACCTAATAGACCGCCTGCAAACTTAGATACTCCTTCGACATTACCCCGAAGTTTATATTCATTGTAAGGCTGAAAAGCTTCTTTGATCTGATCCCATCCCCAACCAATCCAAGACTGTCCTTCGACTTGATCGTGGACTTCTTCTAGTTTCTGACGGATGTATTGATCCTTCGCCATTACTTCTTTAGTGAAGTAATGTAAGTTATCTACATCTTGAGGTATTTCTTTCTTAGCTTGACCTAAAGAAGAATACTTAATCCAAGCAGAGTTATTATCTGAGAAACTCGGTGCTGCGAAAGCATTAGCAAAAGACTTCTCGAAGACAGTGGATGGATCCGTAGGCTTGGGATTCTGTAACATCTCAGGAGGAAGTTCTTGACCCTTACGAATAGTATCTGTAATGCCTTGTATTCTTAAATTCTGATTATACACATCAAGACGAAAAGCTGCTTCCGCACGGAAGTCATTCTCCTTTCCCTTCTCAATAGTATCTTTGATTTCAGGTTGAGCTTTGCCAGTAATAGCAGATAGTCCTACAGCAACTCTAGTAGCTCTACTTTCTGCAGTCTGTGGAAGAACATTCCCCTGTCCTTCAGTAGGCATGCTAATAGGTTCAGGAGCTTGAGGTTCTGGACTTGCCATTGAGATTGGATTAATATTAAGAGGCGGCATTAGTATAGTCCACCTGTTGCTGCTCCTTGCGGGAGGCCTTGACCACCTGTTCCTAGTGAAGGATCATTCTTATTACCGAAGAAGTTGCCGAGTATGCTACCCATTGGTCCTGCAGATCCTGCTAAAGCACCGCCAATAGATGCAATCCCTCCGAACATAGCAGCTGTACCTTGAGCAGAAGATTGTTGACCTTGTAGACCAGCCATTGTTATCTGGTTCTGACTAATCTGGTTCTGTATACCGAACAGTGCATTTCCAATCTGTAAGTTCTGGTTAGTGCCTAAGAGATTAACACCACCTTGTCCAGCAGCCTGTGCATAACCTCCTGCAGCACCAGAGGTAAACTGTGCCCCTTGATTTACTGCAGCTTCCTGGCCTTGTGACTGAGCTAATTGCGTTGCTCTTACATTCTGCATGTTCTGTCTACGTGCAGATATTTGCATAGCTAATTGTCTCTGCTGGTTCTCTTGTATCTGTAACTGTGTAGTATTTTGAGACACTGCAGTTTCTTGACTAGCGAACCCGGATGCAGACATTCCTGCACCTAATGCACCTCCAGCTCCGAAGAGCTTCATTCCTAAGCCTGCAATAGAGATCGCTGCTGTAATAGGATCCATTAACTTATACCAATAACATCAAGAACAGACCAACCTGCAAAGTTAAAAGGTTTACCTGCAACTGAATCTATTTTATATTGAAGGACATACCCATTGCCGCGTATACGGACTCTTCGTATGTCTTTGTTAAATGACGTAGGTTTATTAACTGTGATAACTTGCTCTGTTGAGAATTGATTAGAAGCTAAAGTGGCTGCATAACCCCATACCCCTTGTATCTTAAAGGCGTACGCAGGTAACTCAGAATACATATAGATGTACTGAGGTTGAAACTTCCTTTGACCTTGGCCTTTAAGTTTATACCCTGTTACAAAGGTACTTGTATAAGAAATACCTGGAGGAACACTAGATATAAAGTCTACCCAATTAATACTGTCTCTTTCCTCTGAGAAGGTTATATATGCAGACCCTGACGAATCATAATAAGAAGTACTATACTTGAAGGTAGGCAATGGAACGTTTAGTCCTCCGGGACCCTCTATATATATTATTGTATGTAGATACGGGGTATTAGAAGTTCCTAAGTTAGGTAATGTCCAGGTATAGAAAGCTTCTGTATATGTTAAGAAGTTTAAGATAGAGTCAAAGCTATACGCATCTGTTGTAGACGTAGCCTCAGTACTCTTGTACAACCACTGGATAACGCCAGTCAGATGATTATAAGCACCTCTCGCATTCTTCTTACTAGATATAGGGATAGCTTGATAGAACTGTTTTATAGTAGTAAGTGTAAGGTTCTTTACCTCTAGAGATTTCTGTCCGGAAGTAAGCGACTGACCAGGCATGACTGCGTAGATGCCGTCGTTGTTCCAGAACATTGGGTAACCTAATACAGAGACAAAGGATGTCCCAGATATAGAATGTTCCCCTGAGAGTTTAGATACTGTAAAGTCTGTAGCTGAGAAGCCGATACCTTGGCTTCCAGTGATGAACCAGATACCATTGGCTGCAAATACAAGTACTCCATTTAATACAGGAAATAATTTGTATATAGCCCCTGATCCTTGGATGGTTATAACTCCGCCATCAGTAGGAAGCAGATCAAATAGATCTTCTGAAGTAGGATCATTAACTTGGTAACATCTACCAAACTTATTAACACCGTCTACAACTTGAGAGAAATAGATATTCTCTGTCCAAGTAGTAAAGGGAGCATCACCAGAGATTGCGAAGGAAGCGTCGACCCCTGCATACCATACACGCCCTGCAAACCAAGCTCCTGTTCTCGGCCTTACTGTTGTATTTATTACTGTAAGAAGACCTGCAGCAATCCCAGAGACATTCCCTCTGTCTTGATTAAATACATTGAGTATGTAGGAGCCCTTAGGCGCAGGAGAACTTAAAGTTACGTTTCCTATGGTAGTCGCAGGATCAAACACTCCACTAGAGTTCTTGAACTGCCACCAGACATCTGAATTAGATGGGTAAGCTCCTGTAGCGCCAATCCAAGTTAACATATTTGATTGGTTAATAGTCCCGAATGTCCAGTAGTTAAAATTATAATTTTGGGCATTTGAACTTGAAACAACATCAACAACTAAAGTTGTTCCTGAATAGCTTATGGCATTCCCAGATAAAATTACACTTGTAAATCCAGGAAAAGTAAAGTTAGCTGTTATGGCTAATTGCGAACCTAATGAAACAGTAAGTCCAGATTGTACTGTAAAGGTTTTTATGCCTGTCTGAGAATTATTAACAGTATTAGATATTGCATTAAAACCTCCAGCATTAGTCCATCCTTGGTTCTGTAAATTGTAGACATGCTCTGTAGACTCAGTTGCTGCAACCCCCCGGAAGGTATCTGCAATAGATTCTGGAATACCTGCAAAGTCTCTCTGTTGTAAAGTTATAGGACTTGCCGTCACAACTCCTGCACTGTAAGTACAATAGAAAGGGTCCAAGTCTGGATGGAAGACAAACAAATAACCATTACCAGAAGTATACTGGCACTCTAAAGAAGAAGTGAAACTTCCTCCTTGGGCAATGAAAGTAGCTAACCCAATTGCAGAGAACCAAGTAGTTGATAAGGGTTTAGAAGTTGTAGCATTAGTAGATAAGTAGAAGTTTAAAGTTTCACCTACTTGTTCAACAAGTATCTGAGTTTCCCCGTCCCCTCCTGCGTTTTCCCAGAGAAATGAAGACAAAGAGTTGTTAGCTACTGTAGTAGCTCTTGAAGTATAGTTAGCTTCTAGATCAAATCCATTACGTCGTTCAATATTCCCTGTACGCGTAAATGTAACGTTGTTAGTTACAGTACAGGCATTCTCAGGAAAATTAAGACCAGTGTACTCAGTCTTTAACCCCCCGGTAAAGTTATTCTCTAACGAAGGGATTTGAGGCTGAGGCTGGCCTTGGGGTAATGAAAACTGACTGGTCCTACGACCAGAAGGCTTAGCCATATTAATCGATTACTTCTCGGATCTTTATATTACGTGTGTTGAAATACTTCTCTAAGTACTTCTGTGCTTGATCAAACTTAGTGAACTTAACCTCCTTCAATGCGCCAGGTAGATCTCCTTTGTCATATCTGAAATACCAGAGGTTAAAGGACGTCTCATCTCGCACTGCATGGATCTTATTGTCTCCTGTAAAGAGCCTTTTATCAACTAATCCTGTGCTGCTGATAGGAGCCTTATCGTCAATTAGTTCTAGAGCGAATGCACGGTCATTGCCACGCATCTTAGTGTTCTTGTTAGGGTCAATGAATGATTCTTTATAATAGCCTAGGGCCACCATTTCCGTCTCCCAAAGTTAGGTAGTTGGTCAAACCAACTTGGTTTATTTACAACAGCTTTAGTCTTCTGCAGAGCTACCCATTGTCTGTCAATCTCACGCTCTGCGTGTGGGTGTATGGTCTGTTTAAGCTCATAGAAGGCAGCTGCTTTGGCTTCGTTTAATAATAGCGGGACAGCCCAATCATCCAGGTCTGGGATGAAGCTATCTACTGCTTGCCACGTAGGTGTAATGAAACCTGAACATAAGGTCTTACTAGTTTGAAGAGTAGAGTCCTGTGTATTATCAAAGGAGTCAAATATGAAGTAGTAATTCTGTATTACACAGCAGTACTGAGGTTGTTTATCGTTCCTATAGTTAATCTTGAATGAGTCGAGTAGTTCTGTATTAGGATACAGTTGATCGTTAAAGGTAAAGGTCCCTACATTAGACTGAGTAGTGTCTAGGCTATTAACCATAGCTAAGAACTGATCACTAGGAAGTATTTGTACGTCAGAGAAAGAAGGCGGAGATGTAGAGCCTAATCCTAACTGAGCTGCTAGGTCTAAGTTCAGATCATGGTCTGTCTGGTTCTCCCCCGTCTGAGCACCTAGTACATTGGTATCGAAGTACTGTATATAGTTTAACTTGGCTACGCCCTCATTAGGTCTGAACATCAAAGTAGGTTTAGTAGGATCGCCTGAAGAAGTAAGCTGAAATAGCTTCTCATGCTCAGGGAGCTCTGCTCTACCTAAGATGTTATAGTATGTAGTCCTAAGTATCTCAGCGACCTGAAGACTCTCTGTAGTATCTCCTATGGAGTTTACTTCAGCAGAGTTAAGGGAGCTTAGAATACTTTGGGTATAATCTAGTAACGTCCGTTTCATGATTTAAACATACTTGCTACTGAGTGGAGGAAATAGAAGCCGACCACAACCATAATAACATTCCAAAGAGCACTATCGTTAGGAATATTTGTAGTTCCAAATCCAGTTTCATCGTAGAAGAATATCTTACATAAGATAAAGGTAGGACCAGAGGCTATAAGAGATTGTATGATTATGGGTAAACTAGACTTATTGCTTTCAGATATTAAAGCATCTCTCTGCGCTTCTAAGGCTGCCACCCTCTCTGCAGAAGCTATTTGAGCCTGCTGAGTGGTGGCAGATAGAGCAGCAATCTTCTCATTAGCAATGGCATTTGTAATACCATTGATAGTGGTGAATGCGCCTGGGATAAGACCTAGTAAGAAAGATAACATCAGGTAATCGTAGGAGTGTTAGTCCGATCACTCATGTTATGAAACCAGAAGGCTAAAGTAAATAGAACTGTAGTTGCTACAGCTACCTGTGTTCCAGTCATAAATTCATTAAGAGGAAGACCTGTAATGTATTCCTGTAAGACAGCAGCTAGGGAACCAATGGCTCCTAAGCCTGAGACTATATAGGTCTTAAGCCCAGGCATAATCTTAGCTACTTGAGCTTCGAACCAATTCCAAGCAGTCTTGATATCGGTCCATATGTTACTTAACATTTGTATTTCCTTTGTTGAAATAGTGTACTAAGAGATCAATAAGAACTCCTAGAATAATTACCCCGCCCACAATGTACCAAAAGTGATCTGGTGAAGAATGTACTGCAACTGCAGTAGCTGTAGCTCCTGCTGCCACAGTAGTAGCCACAGGACCGCTAACTACAGGTTTAGCCATAGTCAGGAACATTTCTTTCTCTGCTTCCCGTCTACGAGTAAGTCCTGCAAGGACTACTCCGCCGGCGTGGTTCCAGAGTAAGAACTGATCTGCTGCACCTGTATAATTCTTTGCATTGAGTTCTTTAAGTAATGTAGACTTACCTAAGGCTCCGGTATTGAACTGGAAACTTACTAACGCATCGAACTGATTCTGTGTAAGAGGTACACTTACTAAGTGGTTAACTTCGATCTCCACTGAAGCTAAGTCTGCAGCTAAGATGCTATCTGCTTCTGCCTGAGTAATCTTTTGTCCTATATAGACTTTAGGAGGACCTGCAGCATCCGTATGTCCGTATCCAATTGTAAGGGTTCCTACGACACTTCCACCTTCAGGAACAACATGATCGTTATGATCATCATAGGCCCCAAGGATAAGACCTTCAAAGCCTTCTATAAACTTTCTTCCGTTAGCACTTGTTTTCACCTAATTCTCCTAGCTCTTATTAGACCATATGCATTTGCTGTTGAAGTTGTAAATGCGGCGTATGCTATTAAATATATAGTAGTTGTAGTTGCTAAACTTAAACGAAGAGTTGCCGTTGGTATATAAGGCCCATTCCCAGTTATACTTCCGATCCAGTAGTTTGAACCGCCTCCTGATGGTGTTGAAGGCAAAGCATTGGTTGTAGTATTAATGGCTGCAACTGCCTGTGTTATTACCGTTGATCCTGCAATATTATCATAATACACGGATCCGTTTACATCCCAATCTCCTGCTGTTAAAGATATTGATGTAACTGTTTTAGCTGTGGCAGTAATTAATGAAACCGCAGAAGCTGTTAGAACATTTGAACTTATATACTCCCCTACAGTACCTGCAGAAGCATTATCATTTGTAGTAGTTCCTATAATACCGCCTGTAGTCGGACTGAAAGTAACAGAAGTAGCTGTAGCTGCACCCAGGGTAGGGGTGACTAAAGTAGGTGAAGTAGCTAAGACTAAAGAACCTGTACCTGTATTGCTTGTAGCCCCAGTGCCACCATTAGCAATAGGCAGAGTTCCGTTAACTCCTCCGTTAACATTACCTGCAGCTAAATTAGCAGCTGCCATATTAGCCCCAGCAACTGTTCCTGTAATCTGTGAGCCTGCGATAGACTTATTAGTTAATGTTTGAGAGCCTGCAAGGGTAACTACGTTAGTAGCTAGAATTCCACTGTCTGCCATTGCAGATCCAGTAGTGCTGTTCCAAGTAGCTAGATCCCCAGATACAGATGTTACTGGCCCTGTTGGAACATTAGACCAACCTACTTGATAGTTTGTATTACTAGTCTTAGTTAAGGCTTGACCTGTATTCCCTCCAGTAGGTATCGCATTAATAGTCCCTCCTCCTTGAAAGGTAGTTAAGTCTTCGAGACGTACAGGAGCTGTAGGAGCAATAGGTGCAGGAAGATTTACAATCTGGTTACTGTTCATATCCAGATTAGCATTCATCTGATTAGGCGTAGTCCCGTCTCTAGATAAGGTATTATCTATCGCCCCAGTAAGTAGTATATTATTTAAGTTATATTGGACTGTAGCTGTACTATCGTTCTGAAAACTAGCTATACTTCCAAGCGTTACTTTATCAGTCATCTATATGTCCTCAGAAGTTCGTGTATACGCCAACAATAGCATTTGAATTAGTTCCCATCGTTACGGTACTAGCTGTCGTCTGCAAGTATACTCTCAGAGAAGTAAACCCAGCTTCTTGAGCTTCAATAGGAATTGATATACTTACAGGGCATGTTCCCGCTGCAGTAAACAATACTTGTTGAGTAGACGTTGAATTAATGGCTCCAGTAAGAACAATCTTAACTGTAGCTGAGCAAGCTGAAGACGCAGTAATAGACATAGTGGCCTGTACATTTGGACTTAAATCGCTCCAGTTAAGCCACTTCATCTGTGTACCTGTTCCCTGTTCAGCCATCTGAACATAGGTGTTAATAGCCCCGCCTGTAGTACCTGCATACGTCTGTTGAAGACCTACCATATTTCTAGAATACCAAGAAATTAAAAGCTGACACTGTCCATTGCCCTGTACTCCTAGTGCAGGATCATAATAGATCATTCCAACTAGAGGAACATTCGTATACCCAGCAAGAGTATTAAAGCCCATTACTGGATCATGATTAGGTACAGTTAAGTTGGTAGACAGAACTAACTGACATACAGTGCAGGCGGCATCCAAGAAAGCTAAGCCTACTAAATAGGTAGTCCCTGGGGTAACTCCCTGATTTGCAGTCCCATTTATAGTTATGTTGCCTACGTTAGCATTCACAGACCCGAGGATACTCCCCCCGCTTACATAGCTGCCGCTAAATGTAGAGCCTTGTAAATCAAAATGAGTGCTGTCTATTACTGTAATCAAATAAGGCCCTGAAACCGGCGGTACTGTATTTGCATTTGACACGCCAACTACACCACTTATGTAAACAGTCTGCCCTGTGACAAATGGACGTGTAGTTATAGCGTGGGTGATCCGGATTAAACCGCTTCCGTTATTAGCTGCATTGGTAACGGCAACACTAGGCGGTAGTTGGAAGTTAACCCAGGAATTGGTAACAGTATTCCAAACAACAGCATTATTGCCATTATAAGAAGACAGGACCATACCGTTAACAGTGCCGTCATTATAGAATTCAAAGTTACCTTGGATACTTGACAACAGTGTAGACGCATTTGCAGCAGAGATAACTCCACCGCTAATGGTTATAGTATTGTTATCCGGCTGTACAATACCTTCTGTAGACGAAGTAGCTACAGGAAGTTGAGCTATAGTAGCAGTACCTGAAAGATTAGAGAAAGAAGGTTGTGCTTGATGAATAGTCCCGGTATTGTCTATGTTAGTTACAAACTGGTTAGTTACTGCTGAGTCAGAGAATACGCCTCCTAGTGTAGAAGGGGTAGGCGCTGGGGGCACAGCAGGTATAACAAGACTCCCTCCTATGAAAGAAGTTAAGTCTTGTAGACGTAATGGGGAGTTTAGAGATGCTGGAGCAGGTAGATTTATAATAGGATTAGAATTCATATCTAGAGCTGAGCCCATTTGATTGGGCTGAGTACCATCTCTAGATAAGGTATTATCGAAGGCTGTTTGAACCGTACCCGAGTTCGCATTAATAGTGGTCTGCGCAGTAGTAGTTTGCGTTAAATCAGCAACACTATTGAGAGTTATTTTGCTCATGTTAGCCTAAGTAAGTAAGACAGATCGTGACATCCGCAGTAGCCGCTGCACCTTCTGCAGTACCTACGCGAATGTAAAGAGTGCCGTAATTAAAGCAGATTGTAGCTGCAGGGGACAGTGTCAGAGCTTGAGTATTAAGCGCTGTATTTGCAGTTCCGTTAGTTACCGTAATAGCTTGATCTGCAGCAATGGTAGTCCCTGTTCCACCAGCCCCGCTAAATACACCTAAAGTTGCAGTAACTAAGGTATGACTAGCATTGGTGATGTAGATAGCACTCACTACATAATTCTTAGCTCCTGTGGGAAGAGGAAGAAGAAGTGCAGTATCTGTAGTTCCAGCATTAAAGTTGACGCCTCTTGCAGTATATTTAGCGCCATTTTGCCCGCCGCCTTTTGCGGCAGGGTCAGCACCCATCGATTGGGTTACTCCAACTACAATATCGTTGCATATCACGTCTTGCCCACCGACGTTTGCTTGTATGCTCATTTATGTTTCCTTCTAAAAGGGGCAGCCCCCTTACGGGGGCCACCTCAAGATATACCCTTAGTAGGGTATGTTTCCGTACATCGTATAACGCATACGAAGCTTAATAAGTCCGTTGGTAAACGTACCCGTAGCAACCGTAGACAACCACGCACTCGCAGGGAGTGGCACAATTGCATTAGTCACTAGAGGCATATTAATACCAACCCAAGTACCACCACCAGCAACAGGGGTAGCACCTACGCTCCACACCAAACCAGTAGTTCCTGGTTGAGTGAATGATACGCGCTGTCCTGCCACCATATTCGCAGTGAGCAGACCATTAACGATCTGTACACCTGCGTTAGGAGACACTTGAACGAAGGTCGAGTTAGGAGTACCGGGGGAGTCTGTAACCAGACCTACCGAGATACTCGTTCCACCAGCTGCGGATACCAAGCCTTCAATAGTCACCTCTTCGATAAAGATTTGGGGATTACTGAGAAGCAGAGTACCTGAAGTCGTAGTAGTAACTGGAGCCGTCTGTTGGAGAGGTACAAGCGTAGTCAACGACTGGATACCTGCAGCCGCAGCAGTCGTACTTCCAGAGAAGGTCGTCTGTGCAGGACCAGGGACAGCTTGTCCGCTAGTCGTAAGCTGATAAGGCACCAGAGGAATGAGTTGCTCAATCTCTCGTGTTTCGCCGTAGATGAGGTAATCCCCACCCACTTCTGGGACAGCTTTCTGCGTACCGTACTGCAGATAAAGACCGTCTTGATTAAACCAAGTTCCTGAAACCATATTTCTATTCTCCTATATTAGCTCGGAACAACTGAAGTGTTCGTGAGAATGGAGATGAAGTTTTCAGGCCGATAAAGCTTGAAGCCCCACTCAGCAATTGTCAGGTATTCCTCTTGCTGGAGATCTTTATTGAACTCCGAGTAGACAGTAGGCATCTGACGGAAAGCACCGACGAAAGGCATAGTATCGCCGGGAGCTGCCGAGAAGAAGTAGTTGGCAACACCGTTAGTTACGGTGCCAGCAACGCCTCCGCTTGTAATCGTTTCCGAAGTAATACTAGGCAAGTAGTTCGACACATAGACGTCGAAGCCATAGATATTGAAACGGAACTTAAATCCAGTAACCGCACCATCGTGAACCACAGATTGCCACATGCGATCTGGAGTCAAGAGGGATACGATGTTGGCCTGGGTCTGAAGCGTATAAGCAACAGACGGGTCAACAATTGCAATCAGGTTCGTAAGCGGCACGTTAGCGCGGGTTAACGCGTAATGTGCACGTGCGAAGTCTTGATAAGCAATAGCGCTACTAGTACCCGAACCCACCCATCGGTGGTCTGCACCATTTATCGAATTGACGTTAGATGCCGTTTGACCAGCATTACCTTTAGCCAAGATGTTACTCTCAACCGACTCCATAAGAGCACGATGTTGACGAGGCACGAAGGCCGCAACGACATCAGCACTATAGAAAGAGTCACGCTTGAACTTCTCGGAGATCGCGTTTGCAGAGTACTTATAGTTATCGAAAGAAAAGGTAAAATTACCTGTATCCATCGTATTGTACTTAATTGCCTGTCCTTCAGTGAAGTCGGCAGTTTCTGCTTCGCCAATCGACGGGATGTTTAACGTAACACCATCTGGGAAGTC